CTGTTTAAGAGCGTTGCCAAGTCGGTTGTTGCCGATCTAGGCAAGTCGTTTGACCACACGATCACGTACACCCGCAAGGCATCTCCGACGTACAACACGAGCACTGGAGCGTTGACGACGACGGACACGGCTTACTCGTTTGACGTGCCAGTTGAGTTTGTGCGTTCTGAAGAGGAGACTGAGGCTGAAAAGCGCACGGCCAAGCTGTATGTCACGCCTGATTTAATTGGAGACAACCAGCCAACGTTTGAAGACACGGTAACGCTGAAGTATGCAGGATCTAATCGCGTTGCTCAGATCACGGACATTCGCACCTACAAGGGTGATCAAGAGTATCTGTTTATTTTGGAGGTGGTTTTCTGATGGCTAAGTCTGCAGATCACAACCTTTTTGACTTTGAGACTGACTACGAGGCGTATTTTGACAGAGCTTTTAACAAGTTAATTAACAGGATAGTAGATGACCTGTCTACACCTGAAAACAGCCCCGTTTATACGGGATATTTTGCGTCTAGCTGGCAAGCCAAGGGGAATACAGGCGTTACTGTAGAAACGCAAGAAAAAAGCGACTGGAACAGGCGAAACAGGCAGCCTTGGAGCAACGTTTACCACAAGCCAACTCCAGGCAAAGGTGGCGTAAAAAGCCCGTGGGGTATTAAAAAAAATGAGGGAGAAATTCAGCGACGTTATGGAGAAAATGGTTATTACTTTAATTTTAAAAAATACAAAACCGTTTATATCGGCAATACCGCGCATTACGCGGCTTATGCCTTGGAGGATGGCTTAACTGTTGCTTACATCCAAAGCATCAAAGAAAAAATTGACGAGCTGTTTAGGGAAAATCCTGCTCTTGCCAGCATCAAGGCAGGCGTTGTTCCGAAGCCAAGAGTTGCTGGTGCTATTCCAGAAACGAGGAAGGGTACGCCTATGCTTGAGCGACCTACAAGCGTTTTGAGGAAAAATTCATGACTCTTGTAAACGCCCGAGCTGCTTTTGAAAAAGCCGTAACTGATGCGGTAGTCGCTGCAGATGCCACGGTGTCGATGATTTACGACAACGTTCGTTTTACCACGCCGGGCAAGACTAAAAAATACGTGTCGATGAGCGTTACGTTTAACCAGTCAACGCTTCAGAACCACGGGGCAGCCTCTGACTATTACAGCGGGGTGATTCAATGCAATGTTTATGTGCCTAGATCTGCTGGTACGGCAGCGCTTGCGGCAGTTAGTGAGTCAGTAATTGACGGCTTGACATCGGTTAACGCTGCTAACTACACCGACACGTTTAGTGTTTCTCCAAGAGTTTTGGACGTTACCGGCCCCAGTTCTGTAGAGCTTGAGGATCGTCCTCATTTCCTAGGAATTATTTCTTGCCAGTTTACGGCAGTTGTATAGTATATTAGTTGAAACGACAATGTTTTATGCGTGCCACCGAGCTGCTTCGCAACAAGTTTGGCGTTAGCCAGCTTTACAAGCATGAAGTCAAAGATGGCGATGAAGTGGTGCTTGAGGTGTACTGGCACCCTTTGACGATTGCTGAGCGTGAGTCAATTCAAAAGAAAGTGGGGTCCGACGATGCCACCGACTTTGCTTTGGGCATGATGATTGAAAAAGCGCTTGATGCGGACGGCAAGCGTCTTTTCCAAGACGGAGAAAAAGCTCAGCTTAAAAACGCGGTTGAAGCTGCCGTGTTGCAAGAAATTCAGCTAGCCATGCTGGCCTCTGGCTCGAACAGCAAAGTGGAGGAAGCGAAAGCCGACTTGAAAAGCAAGTAACGACTGGTTTTTTATCTTCTTTCTGGCAAAGGAGCTGGGCATGACGGTTGCTCAGCTTTCTCAAAACCTTACGCATGAAGAGCTGCTCGGTTGGGCAGCTTTTTTTGAGATCAAGGGAGAGGCTGAAGAAAAGGCACGAGACCAGTCTCGAATATCGCAAGGAGCGCAAACGATGGCCAAGCGTTAAAGTGGGTCAATAGGTCTCTGGTGTGCGTCTGTGGCCAACTACAACGTAGACATTGAGGTTGGCGTAAAGGGCACAGCGCGTTTAGATAAATTTACTGCAACCGTAAATGAATTAGCAGAAAAGCTTGATTTAATAGATAAAAACTTTGGTCAAGGTATTCAAAATGTTGCCAGATACGAGCGAAATATCGCAAAGGCGACAGACGCCTTGAGAAAAGCCCGAATGGGCACTCAAGATGAAACTGACGCTGTTAAGGCTTATGTGCGCGCGTTAGGTGAAGCCAACGCAGCTCGCGCTCGGCAGATTGCTCTAATTGCAAGAGAACAAGCAGCTTCTCGTGCCATAAACCCAGGGGCTACAGGGTTTTCTCGTGCTCAATACGGTCCTGCGATGCCACCAGCAATGGTACGGCAACAACAGGCAATTCAAGGGCTGTCTGGAACGCTTAACGAGCTAACTGAAATTTCAAAGCAGATAAGTGTTTCTAACACCAACCTAAGAACGTCTTGGGGCAAGGCTTTTGAAGGTTTAAACGAGACTGCAAAATTCTTTTCTGTCTCGCGTCTTAACACTCAAACTTCTTGGCTTAAAACGTTTGAACAGCTGAACGAAACGGCTAAGGCTATCTCCGTTTCCAGAACAAATACTCAAACGTCTTGGCTTAAGACATTTGAGCAATTAAACGATACCGCTAAGTCTATTTCTATTTCTAGGACGAACACTCAAACCTCTTGGCTTAAAACGCTTGAGGGCCTTAAGGAAACCGCAAACGCTATTAAGGTCTCTAAAAACAATGTCAGATCGTCATGGCTTCAGGCTCTTGATGAGCTTGAAAGCACAGCGACAGACATCAGAAGAGCTAATCGTAATAGGCAAAGAAGGGCACGAGTGGAGCGCGGAAGAGCGTCTCAAGAGCGGATGCAGTCCGCAGTAGGCAGCGGGTTGATTGGTGGAGCGTTCCCGCTGCTGTTTGGCCAAGGCATTGCGCCTGCGATAGGAGGTGGACTTGGTGGTTTTGCGGGCGGAATGATTGGAGGACAATTTGGATTTGGATTGGGTTTGGTTGGAACACAACTCGGTGCAATTTTTGAACAAGCGCAGGAGGTTGCAGCTGCTCTTGGCAAAGCATTTAGGACTGGTGAGCAAGCCGCGCAAGCCTTGGAAAATGCAGTCGGAAGCCTAAACAAAGAGACCGAAAATTACATCAACAATCTGGAGCAATCCGGTCAACTTGGCCGACAGCAAGAGGCAATTCTTGAGGTTTTAGAAGAAAGATTTGGTTCACAAGGTCGTGCGTATCTGGAAAGCGCTAAGTCAGCTGATCGCTTCAAAGAATCTACTGACCAACTTTTTAAGTCTATTCAAAGATTGGTTACTCCTGCGTTTTTGGCTGAGTTTAATGCATTGACAGACGGTCCAGTTGTTGAAGAGCCAACACCCGATCTGACAAAAGCGGCTGAAAGAAGGCTGAGTTTGTTAAAAAGTCAACTTGACCTTGAGCATTTAATTACTGGTGAAAAATCTCTACAAGGAACAAAAGATTTTGAACGGCTTGCCAGCGTTAAAAGGCTAGTAGCGCAAGCTAGATTCCAAATAGATCTTGAAAAACTGCAAAATGATCAACAAACGGGAAGAATTTCCGGTGATGAGTACAACATCAAGCTTAAAATTAGGCAAACACAGCTTGGCCGAGAGCTGACAGAGATTGAAAGGCAAAGAGCTAATGCTGTCAAAAAGTCTGCTGACGAAATGGAGCGACTTGTTGACGAGATGGTACGAGGGGTTAATCAGGCCGCTGCCCCCGGGGCGGGCATGGCAAAGGCAGTAAAAGAAGAAAATCAATTTTTACAAAATGCGGTTAAGTTCGGCGTAGAAGCTGCTGAAGATATACGCCAAATAAATCGTCTTACCTTTAGTGGCGCAATGAGTGCTCAAGAGGCTATGAACCTTGTAGAGCAAAACAGGCAGCTTAAAGAAATTTTGAAATCCAGAAAAGAGCTAAATAGGACTTCTAAAACTACAGACAAAGATGGAAACACTTTAGAGCAAAGCCTAAGAAAACAGCTTGCTCGTTACGAAGAAATTGATCCGCTTGCTCGCAAGCGTGCAATGGTTGAAGCGGATCACAAGGTTACTTTAGAGAAAATTGCAGAAATAAAGGATGACATAAAACGAAAAGACCTAGAAATTCTTGCTGGGCAAGTCAAGCAAGCGCGACTCGATGATATTGCAGCTCAAAAAGCAGATAAAAGGCTTAGGGAGCAGTTAAATGCTGCTAATACAAGGGCAAGTTTTGAGATGAGGCTTGCAACAGCGCAAGCGGGACTCCCTGGTGCGTTTGATGGTCCGTTTGGCGGGTCTCAAAGAACGGCATTCTTGGGTCAGCAAGAAATTGATTTAGAGCTACAACAAAAAGATCTTGAGATCCAGGACGCGGTTACAAGAGGTCTGACGGAAAAGGCTGAAAAGTTAAAAGCAGCTCGTGAGCAATATGTATTGTACGAAACGCAGATTCTTGAAGCCACCGTTGCTCAAGAAAGGTTTAGTGAAGCTTTAGCTTTAACCCAACCTGTTACCGACAGCCTATTCGACAGCTTGATGGCCGTTGCTGATGGAACGAAGAGCGCACAGGAAGCGTTTGCGGACTTCCTTCGCAGCATTGCATCGATGCTGGCGGATACAGCTAAGCAAATGATTGCCCAGTACATCGCCATTGGTGTTGCCCGGATGTTTGCTGGACTGCCAAAAATGTCCAGTGGACAAACGATTGACATCACTGCTGTTGATGCAGGAACTGTCAACAGTCTGGGCGGTCTTAACTTTGGTGGTTACATGGCTGACGGCGGGCAGACAGCTCCCGGAAATGCCTACATGGTTGGCGAACGCGGCCCTGAGTTGTTTGTCCCTGGAGCGAAGGGCAATATCGTTCCAAACGATGCTATGGGCAGCTCTAACATTGTGGTGAACGTAGATGCTTCTGGCTCGTCTGTTGAAGGCAACTCTGATCAAGCAGCACAACTTGGCAGGATGCTTGGCGCTGCAGTGCAAGCTGAGCTAGTCAAACAAAAGCGTCCTGGCGGTCTCCTCGCAAGCTAATGGCTACCTTTCCTTCGATTACACCGACGTATGGGCTGCAAAAGCTCAGCGCACCAAGCTTTCGCAAGGTGCAATTTTCTGACGGCTACGAAGCCCGACTAACTTTTGGCCTCAATCAAAACCCCAAGACCTACAACCTGACGTTTGAGGTGTCTGAGTCTGACGCCGACACCATTGAAACGTTTTTGGACGCTCGTGCAGACGACAACGCTCCATTCGACTTCACGCCGCCAGGAGAGGCTTCAAGCTCAAAATTTGTTTGTGAGACGTGGAGCAAGTCGATTCCTTACTTGAACCGCGCCACAATTCAAGCAACGTTCCGCGAAGTCTTTGAACCGTAATGGCGACAGCAGTTTGGACCGCTAGCACCGCGTTTTCTGTTGGTGACGTTCGTCGCCCCACGGTTTCGTATGGAACTGGCTTGTGGTTTCGCTGCACTACTGCTGGTACGTCAGCCAGCTCAGAGCCAACGTGGCCAACTGATATAGCCAGCACGGTTACGGATGGAACCTGTGTTTGGACTGCAATCAGCAGTGTCTATGACGAGCTACTGAAGCTTGCGCCTAGCGCAGTCATCGAACTGTTTGAACTGCGTTTGGACAGCAGCCTGCATGGGAGTTCAGACGTGTACCGCTGGCACGCTGGAATGAGCCGAAACGACCGTAACCAAGATGTCAACGTAGTTTTCAACGGCAACGAGTACACACGATTGCCGGTCAAAGCAGAGGGTTTTGAGTACACGAGCACTGGAACGTTGCCTCGTCCAACGCTGACGGTCAGCAATCTCGATAGCACCATGACGGTGCTGCTTGCTTTGGTTAATGCCACAACAGCAGGCAATGACCTTGGTGGAGCGGAAGTTCGACGCATCCGCACACTCAAAAAATATCTTGACGACATCAATTTTCGTTTTGAAAACGTTGCGATTGCTCAAAATGGCGACACGTTGACGACGCAGGATGGAGACGAGTTCAACGTTGAAACAGTTGGTAACCCCAGCGGGGTGCCTGATCCAAACGCGCAGTTTCCACAAGAGCGTTGGTTTATTGACCGCAAGGCGAGTGAGTCACGCGACACAGTGACGTTCGAGCTTGCCAGCAAGTTTGATTTGGCTGGTCAAAAGCTGCCTAAGCGTCAGGTCATCGCCAACGTTTGCCAGTGGATCTACAAATCAACGGAGTGCGGTTACAACCCCACTACCGGCCCAGGCAAAGACATTGATGGCGTCAACTTCAGGCGGTTTGACGTGAACAACGAGGGCGTGACAACCGACGCTGAGGACGTATGCGGAAAGCGTATTGCGAGCTGTAAGTGCCGTTTTGGCGATAACGCTGAGCTGCCATTTGGATCGTTCCCTGGAGCAGGTCTTACCAAGTGATGCGGCTGTCAACAGCCATGAAGGCTGAGATTCTGAAGCACGCCAAGGTTGAAGCACCTCGTGAGTGTTGTGGCTTGGTTGCTGTTGTCAAAGGACGGCGCAAGTATTTCCCGTGCCAAAACATCGCTGAGACGCCTGACGAGCACTTTGTTCTTAGCGGTTGGAACGAAGTAGAGGACCAAGGCGAGGTGGTGGCGATTGTGCATAGCCATCCGATTACGAATCCTCAGCCGTCAACAGCTGACCGAGTGGCCTGCGAAAAATCAGAGTTGCCTTGGTTCATCGTCAATCCAAACACTGAGGCATGGGGTTACTGCGAACCAGCTGGTTTTGAGTTGCCGTATGTGGGACGTGAGTTTGTTCACGGCGTGGTTGACTGTTACACCCTTGTGCGCGACTGGTACGCAAGGGAGTACGGCATTGAATTGCGTGACTATGACAGGCGTGATCAGTGGTGGGACCACGGACAAAACCTGTATTTAGACAACTTCAGCAAGGAAGGGTTTCGCAAGATCCCAGTAGAGGAGGTGGAACGTGGCGATTTGATTTTGATGAACCTTGTTTCACCCGTACCAAACCATGCGGCAATTTATATGGGTGATCAGCAAGTGCTGCATCATGTGCAGGGCAGGCTGTCTAGCCGAGACCTTTACGGCGGTTATTATGGGAAAAGCACTGCCTGCGCCTTGAGGCATGAAAGTCGTTAAGGTCTATGGCGCTTTGCGTAAACGGCTTGGTCAATGCCGGTTTGAGTTTGACGTAGCCACACCAGCGCAGGCAATTAAAGCGTTGTGCGTCAATTTTCCTGGTTTAGATAAGTGGTTGATTGACAGCGAGCAAGACGGCGTGGGCTATCGCGTAGCAATCAGCAAAGAAAAAGTAACCGAGCAGGATATGACTCCTTTAGTAATGCCGTTTAGCGAGCGGGAAGTTTTTAGTATTACACCTGTTATTGCTGGCGCAGGACGAGGCGTTGGGCAAATTCTGCTTGGTGCGGTCCTTATTGGTGCATCATTTATTCCAGGTGTTGGAGCGGGTGCAGTAACGGTAATGCAAACACTTGGAGCGTCATTGACCTTAAACGGTATTGCCACTCTAATTTCGCCCCAGCCGCAACTGGGATTAGAGCGTGGGAAAGAAGCAGCAAGGCTGGAGTCTTTTATTTTTAATAACGTGGTCAATACCGCTAAACAAGGCTTGCCTGTGCCAATAGCCTATGGGCGGGTGTTCGTTGGGTCAGCAGTGCTATCCAGCGGTCTTGACGTTGATCAGAAACAGGCATGACGCAAACTAAGTATGTTCAAGGTGCTGGTGGCGGCGGCAAAGGAGGTGGCGGAGCGCATACGCCTACCGAGTCAGACGACACTCTTCAGTCGATCCAGTTTGCCAGCGTTCTGGATTTGGTTAGCGAGGGAGAGATCCAAGGCTTAGACGATGGTAACAAAAGCATTTTTCTTGACGACACCCCGGTCCAAAACGCAGACGGCAGCAACAACTTTTCTGGCTACACCGTTGTTACGCGCAACGGCACTCAAGCGCAAAACCATATTCCTGGCGACTTTGGGTCAACTCAAGTCGAAAGGCCCGTAAATGTGGAAGTTGTTAATGCGACTCCTGTAACCCGCACGGTCACCGGAACGGAGGTTGATCGTCTTCGTGTAACGCTAACGATTCCTAGCCTTCAAAAAATCGAAGACGATGGCGATATTGTTGGCCATAGCGTTCAAATTAAAATTCAAATTCAGTATGACGGCGGTGGTTTTAACGACGTAGTTACAGACACGATTAGCGGCAAAAGCAGCAACCGCTATCAACGGGACTACATGATTACGTTGAGCAGCAGTACCAACGTTCAAGTCCGCATGGTGCGAGTTAGTGCCGACGAAACAAGCACCAAAATTGCCAGTACGACTATTTTTCAGAGCTTTACCGAAATTATTGACGAAAAGTTCAGCTATCCAAACTCTGCGCTGGTCGCTTTGCGTTTTGACTCTCGTGAGTTTCAAAACATTCCAACTCGCAAATACTTAATTCGCGGCATCAAAGTCAAGATTCCAAGCAACGCAACAGTAGACACCACCACGCATCTGGGACGGATCACGTATTCCGGCATTTGGGACGGAACGTTCCAGGCCGCTACATGGACGAATGATCCAGCTTGGTGCCTGTATGACTTGTTGATTTCAGATCGCTATGGCGCAGGAATCCCTGAAGACACGCTTGATAAGTACGATTTCTTTTCTGTAAGCCAGTATTGCAACGCTCTTGTTGATGACGGCAAGGGCGGTCAAGAGCCGCGTTTCAGCCTCAACATGCTGATTAACAGCCGTGATGAGGTTTACAACGTTATCCAAGAGATGACAGCCATTTTTAGGGGCATTGCTTATTACGGCGCAGGTTCTCTTGTCCTTAATCAAGACAAACCAACCGACTCAAGTTATGCACTTGGTCCGTCAAACGTAATCGACGGTTTATTTACATACACTGGAACGTCCCAGAAAGCTCGTCATACTGTTGCGACGGTTGCCTATCAAAACTACGACACTCAAGGTGACACAGAGTTTGAATACGTCGAAGACCACGATGCTGTAGCCAAGTACGGCATTATTAACAAAGACATTAAAGCTGTTGGTTGCTATAGCCAGGGGCAGGCGCACAGGATTGGTAAATGGACCCTGTTGTCAGAACAGAATCTGACTGAAACTTGCCAATTTTCTGTTGGTATTGAAAGTGGCATTGTTCTTCGCCCTGGACAGGTTGTAGACATTGCTGATCCAGTCAGAGCTGGTGTCAGGCGTAGTGGTCGCGTTCGGTCTGCCACAACAACTCAACTAACGGTTGATAGCAGCACCAACTTGTCGGTGAGCGTAGCCACAGCCACTAACGATCCAAAGGTGTCAGTCATGCTGCCCAGCGGTATTGCTGAAACACGCAGCATTCCGGCGGGTGGTATTCAACCACAAGCCAATGGAACGGCAACGATTGACGTGACATCTGCGTTCAGCCAAACGCCTACAGCTGGTTCGGTGTTTTTAATCCAAACATCTGACATCCAGTCACAACAGTTCAGAGTTCTTTCTGTCGCTGAGTCAGAGGATGGTGTTTATGGCGTCAGTGCAGCTGCTTACAACGGCACAATCTACGACGCGGTTGAGTCTGATAACGAGCTGACCAACCGTGACATCACCAACCTTTCCGCCGTACCCAACCCTGTTGATGCGATTTCAGTAGAGGAGTTTCTCTACGAAACAGGTCAAGGTGTGTTTGTTGGTGCGTCAGTCAGCTGGCAGCACGATCGCGTCAACATCAGCGAGTTCCGCGTCCAGTTCCGCATTGATGATGACAACTTTGAGACGCTGACCACGGCATCACCGTCGATCACCATCCGTGACATTCGAGCTGGCAACCTGCAGGTGCAGGTGCAGGCCAGAAACTACTTAAATCGCGGCAGTGTAATTACAAGCGATACGTTCACGATCCAGGGCAAAACTGCTCCGCCGCAGCTGGACAATGATGAGTTCTTGGCGGATGGGACTACGCCTAACCCGAGCTACATCAGCTTTGACATGATTCCGGTCAATGGTCAGGCCAAGTTGACATGGCGGCAATCTCTTGACCTAGACGTGCGGAACGGTGGTCACGTCAGACTGCGCCATTCGCCCAATACCTCCAATGTTACTTGGAGCAACTCCACCAGCATCTCTGAGGAGATTGCAGGATCTGCAACTGAGGCATATGCAGACCTGAAGGGTGGAACGTATTCAATGAAGTTTGTCGACTCTGGCGGTCGCGAGAGTCAAAACTTTGCGTTGATCGAGTATGTCAAGCCTGAGCTTGAGAGTGCAGAAGAAGTTTCGGCTTTGTCTGCGACGGAAGATCCGACGTTCCCTGGGACGAAAACCAATCTCACCGTAGATAGCACTGATCAAGAGCTAGAGATGGCAGCCAACGGGGCTGTGCTGCATACCACTGGAGAGTATGTGTTTAGCGGCAATCCATACACGCTGACGCACGTTGGCAGCTTGCGACTTGAAAGCACTCTGCGTGCTCGGTCTTACTTCCCAGCAACCAACCTGATCGATAACGTTGCTGACTTTGACTCGATTGCAGATTTCGACGGAACGACGCCAACGACTTGTGATGTCAAGTTGTACGTGCGAACAACGGAAGACGATCCAAGCGGTTCTCCCACCTACACCTCTTGGCGTCACTTCAACAATGCAGAGATCAAGTGTCGTGCATTTGAGCTGAAAGCGGAATTCGAGACTGGCGACGACGATGCCCAAATCTCCGTTGACCAGCTGCGTGTCAAGGCATTGATGCCTTTCCGCTCGTTGTCTGGGGCGGTGACGACTAGCACTAGCGGTGATACGACCGTTAATTTTGGAACGGGCAACAGGTTCTACGTCAAACCGTCGATTGGCATCATTTTCGCCGCGTCTAACACCACGGATTACTACGAAATCTCCAATGACAGCAGCGGTTCCAGCTTTGACATCTCCGTCTACAATTCTGGTGGTACACGGATCATTCGAACGGTCCGCTGGAACGCTGTCGGTTACGGACGAGGCTAATGGCACAAGCTGACCAGCAGATCCAAAACGCCAGCGGCAGTTCAGTACGTGCTGACCTGAACAACAACTTTGACGCGCTGTTCAGCAATAACTCTGGATCGTCTGAGCCATCAACGACCACAGCGTTCATGTGGTTTGCTGATACCACCAATGATGCGCTGAAGATTCGCAATGCTGCGGACTCTGCTTTTATCACCGTTGGCACGCTGTCTGAGACCAATCTCGGTCTTGCACTGAAAGCCAGCCCGAGTTTTACCGGCAACGTTGCAGTACCAGCTGGTACGGTTAGCAGCTTGTCGGTTCGCTTTACCGGAGACACCGATACTGGGTTTTACAAAAACAGTGCCGACGATTTCAGTATTGTCACTAATGGGACGCGCCGTGCTCACTTCGATAGCAACGGCATCACGATCCGTGATCGCAAAGCACTAAGGCTGCGGGATACGAGCAACAGCAACTTTGTTGCGATTCGCGCTCCAGATAACGCAGCAAGCGACATCACGCTAACCCTGCCTAGCAGTGACGGCAACGCTAATGACGTGTTGCAGTCAGATGGCAGCGGGAATTTGAGCTTTGTTGCTTTGCCGCAAGCTGTGCCGACTGGTTCGGTGCATTTGATGGCTAGCACGACTGTTCCTAGCGGATATGAAAAGTGCAATGGCCAAGCCCTGAGCAGAACGGTTTACGCCGACCTGTTTGCTGAGATTGGAACGGCATTTGGTGCGGGTGATGGCAGTACCACCTTTAACGTTCCAGATCTACGCGGCGAGTTTGTCCGTGGTTGGGACGACTCTCGTGGCGTAGACAGCGGTCGCAACTTTGCTACAGCTCAGAGCGACCAAAACAAGCAGCA